ATCTGAATAATTTGAATAAAGTTTTTGTCAGTTAATGCCTTATAATTAAATTTTTTGAGTTCTAAACTAATTTTTAGTCTATGGGCACCAGGAGCAGAAGAATTTGAGAATCCTCTAGCATTATCATATAGAGTAGCATCCTCTTCTGGAGTGATGATATCTTCTACGATAGTAAAACCTACTTTTACAGAAGCCTTGTCGTAGTAATCATTAAGAATAATCAACTGCTCATCATTACGGACAAAAAATCCGTTAACAAAGTAAATACCTTCCTCTACTTTCAGTGCAGTCGCATATCCCATTGCAGGACTGCTGAGGCTTGTAATATCTCCAGTATCTGGATCTTCTACTTCAATGGTTGTTGGCAGAACACTACCGTCAGTACCAACAACTAGTAATGGGGTATTGACGCCACCAGCAACCTCTAGGGTTTCACCTTGTCTAAATGTAGACTCATTACCATCATCACCACTGTTGACGTAATTTACAAAGATAAGGTCTGCAGAATCTGTTGTAGCATACTTGACTTCTACTACTACAGCAGTAACACCAGAGTTAATACCTCTTAAAGTAGAACCAATTAGTTGCTTGATATCATACTTTTTATAGACGATGCCACCATTTTCATTTACAGCAACTTCGGAAACAGAAGACAACTTAACAAAATTGAGACGGTTGTTCAGACCTACCTCACCAGGAATTACCAGTTGTCCTTGCTTAAATCGATATTTGCCGTAACTTTCTATCTGATTTTGTAAGATAGACTGAAGGGATGTTAATTCCCTAGTCTGCACAGAATATCCAGGTCTGAAAAGAACTTTATAAAAATTCTTATCAGCATCAAAATCATCAAAATATGGAGATACGTTTAGGTTAGTCTTCTGTGGCATCGTAAATGAGTCTCTCTAGTTGATCCTGTTTCCCTCTATTATTTAGCAGGGATAAAAAAAATCCCCCGATTTCTCGGGGGATTTGAAAGATATGTTTGAGGAGATCAGAACTCGATGACGAGTTTGATGTCTTCAATCTGGTCAGGAGCACGGGTGATTAGACGACGGTTCTCAACGTAGATCATCTCACCAGAGTTAGCAGCGATCTCAGGGTTTGCAAGACCACTTGCGAACTGAACGCCAAGGACGTTGCTGTTGTCGCCAGTGTCAACGTTTGCAGAGGTTAGAGAGGTGGTTCCAGTGATTGCAGCACCTGCATCACTTGCGAATGCACGAACGACACCTGAATCTGCGTGAAGGTCAGGAGACTGGATGTACTTGAGAACACCTTCGGTGGTCGAACCACTATCGAGAGTCCAAGAAACAACAGTGCCTCTTGCAGTACCACCAGATACGCTTTGCTCGATGGTTTCGTCAGGCTGGTAGTCAGAAGAAGCATTGTTCAACTTGACTGCATACAGACCGTTGACGGTATCGACGGTTGCGAAAGTAGTGCTACCGAAGACATATGGATCCTTAAGGATACCAATACGACGGAAGTCGTTGTCAACAGGGAAGTCACCAGAACCTTCAGCATAGGTTAGACGGATGTTAGTCATGATACGCTTAGCGTTCAATTCCAACTCCATGTCAGCACCGTGACCACCTTGGGGAGGAAGAACAACTTCAACAGCACCAACAGCAGCAGCACCAACAGTTACAGAAGCGGTTAGACCAGCATCGCTGAACAGACCATATGCAGTAGCACCAGAACCAGTACCAGTCTTAAGTGCAACAGATGCATATGTGTAACCCGAACCAGCATCGGTAACAGTTGCCGAGGTGATTGCCTGAGCGGTTACAACGATCTGGACCTTACCACCAGTACCATCACCGAGGATAGGAGCATAGTGGGTGCCATTAGGGAGGTTAGCACCAGCGTTCTCGATTAGAGCAACGTTAATACTACCATCAACTGCTGCTGCTTCGGTTGCCTGGCGAGTTGCATCGGAAGCTGCAACGATAGGCATGAAGTCAGTAGAGAGGAAGCGGAGAACATCATTCGTAGGAATGGTGTACATGTACTTCCAAATATAACCAGCGTTACCAGCCTCTTCAGTAAAGATGCCAGCAGCAAACGAACCTTGACCAGCAGAAGGAGTAGTCTTAGGTTCATCGGTTGCGTTCTGACCAGAAGGGTTGGCAGGAGTTTCACCGTTGTAGAGGCACTTAAATACTTCGTACTGGGAGTTGATTACATAGAACTTCGCTTCACCAATGGTGGTAGCGCCAGTTGCTGCGGTCTTACCAACTTGACCACCGCCACCAGGAGTAGCAGAATAGTCGGGCTTCCACATGTCGTACTTGGGATTAGCAACTAGATCCCAGTTGTAGCGACGGATAACTGCACGAGCAAAGTCATCAGTAATACGCTTAGCAGCGATGATGTCGTCGTACAGATCGAATTTTTCTTTTTGGTTGTCGAGAGGTACGGGGGGTACGTCCTCAGTAGCGTAGCGATAAACGCCAGATACTGCTTCAGCACCAGTGTCTGCAGTACCGTTCCACGCCTTAAGGGTAGAACCTGCTGCGGGTACGCTGGAGGTAGAAGGACCGATGTTATAGAGTAGGAGGGAATCCTCGTATACTGCTCTAACGACACCTTTAAATGTAGCGCCAGCATAGTTGGCACCAACATAAACTTCGTTACCTTCTACAAACGCTGTAGCGTTCTGGTTATAAATCTCTACGTAAGCATCCCAGCGTTGAGGACGACCAACAAAGAAGTACATTCTTGTACGCTCGTTGCCCGTATCGGAGGAGCCTTCAGATAGAGATTCTAGGAATTGTTTCGCATTAAAAATGCGAAATTTATCTGAAATAATTGCGGCCATTGATAATCTCTCTTAGAAACGTTGTTGTCTTTGGTTATTTATATTTATAATGAATTAACTAGAAGATCCAAATGTTCTCACATATTCTCCTGCGGAGTGACCCGAAGGAGTGGTTCCCTCATATCCTCTTGTTAGATCTTGTAAAGTATTGCCAGACTTACTGACATACTTAATCAATTCAGTTCCGATGAGAATCACGCCAGAATCTGGGAAGGGACCCGCATTATTTATATCCAAACTTGTCTGGTTTGTAATAGATGCGGAGAGAACAGATCCAACTTCATTGATAGTTGGAATACCCATGTTGAAGCGTTCTCCCGTCATGGTTACCGCAGAACTATGCCTTTCGGTAAAGTCTTCGATAGTCATGTCAGGGAACATCTTTGTAATATCATCAATGTCACCAGATACTCCAAGAGCACCAGTATCAATCATTAGGTTATTTTCAAATCCAGTCATAGTAAATCCTGCATTACCAACTGTGTATCCATCATAGAATGATTCACGCTCTCTACTAGCATTAAGAACAAATATAGTTCCCTGCTCTCTAGTAAAGACCTCGTTGATGGGATCATTGAGGTCAAATTCACCTTGGGTTCTCGTCTTGATCTTCGGAGGTAGAACATATAGTTCCGTGAAGAAGTCGAGAATACCGATTTCATAATCAATTTCTCTGGTTGCATTTTGTTGATCTTCATCTGCAGCAAGACCAGTAGTAATACTAATAGTATGCTGAATCTCATCTGGTTGTGTACTAGCAACAATAGTTGTTGATGTTGCAGTAAGTCTAGAAGAGATTGTAGGTTCAATTGTGAAGAATGCGGGAATTTCGGCAGTCTTAGAAACTGTTACCAGTGAAGATGTAGTCTCTAAGGTATCTACCTTATCAGTGATTGAAGTGGAGAATGCTGTAATTGTCGTATCAACATCATAAGTAACAGTGTTCGCAATAGAATGATGTGTTTCATGAGTTGAAGTGACAATAGTGCTAGAAGTAGCACTCAAATTATTAGTAACTGCACTAGTCTGAGAAGACAGAATAGTTTCAGCACTTTCTTCTGCAATCGTACCGACTGCAATTTGTCTCTCAACATTAGCAATCGTTACTTGCTCGATAGTAGCAAGTTCTAGTGGAGGTGCATTAAAGTAGAAGACACGGGTGATTCCGTATTCAGTTTCCACTTGAGCAACAGAAGCAGCAGGTTTAATAGTTACCTGCTTGTTGATACTTTGGATAGTTGTAGTAAACAGACTATCAGATACAACATCAACTTGAGGTTTGATGATGTGCTGACTGCTTACTGTCTTAACAGAAGGATCGGTGTAGATGTTTACACCACCCTCTACAACAGTTGCCTCGTATTCAACTCTAAAGAAGTTAGATGTGACTGTCTGTTGATAGTCAGTCTCGAATGGGTCTCTAACAACTTCTGTGGAGATTACCAGTTCATGATTAATATCGAGTCTCAGAACTTTGAGAGACTCTCTAATGGCGTTAGTATCAATTCTAGCGGAAGAAACAATTCCTTCTACACCAACGCCAGTAACCTCTACACCAACTACAGACGCAGAAGTTAATGCCTCAAGTACCTCTTCCCTTTCAGAAAGAGTTACATGGGTATGAGTAATCTTCTGAATTTCGGTGAGGGTCTCAATCTGAAGAACTTCAACATTGAGAGTTGGGACATCAGATGTTACATTGATCAAGGATACATTATCCTCAATCGCACCACGTTGAGTCAGTTGTACAGTTTCTTTCCACTCCGTGGCAAATGCCTTGACATTAGAGTCGCTCGTAGCGTAAGTAGAAACGATAAATGGATTTAGTTTCTCAACTCCAGGTAGAACTGAAGTAATCGAATCAATGTCATTGACCTTAGAATCAATAACAACAGAGTGATTAACTTCAGTAAAGTCAAGTTCACGTTGTACTACATTAATAAACTGATCCTGAGAGTTGACTGTCTTAGTAACAGTAGATTTCAGGGAAGTTACAGAAGAGTAGTCATAATCAGTCTCAGAAACAATCTGCCTAGATACAATGATGTCGTATTTGACACCAAGATCAAATGTGTTGACAATTCTAAGAGTAGTATCTTCTAACGTAACAAAACCAGAGGATACTGCACCTTCAACACCTGCTGGAGGAACGCTAGATTTAACTTCACTCTTACTATTGTGAATACTAGTAATAGTAGGAGTGACAAATTCGGGAGGAATGACGATGACTTCTTCAGATACAAAGAATCCTTCGTACTTCTGCTCAATTTGAGTATCACGCTCAACTTGAGTCGTGACCTCTAGTTCATTTACAGACTTAACATCCGAGAAACTTGTAGCGGTGATTGTTGTCGCTTGAGACTGAGTTTCCTGAACACGAACGGAAGTCTCGATGCTGAAGACCTCGATGTTGCCGATAGGTACAACACTGATGAGTTCTGGTAGGTGTCTGAGGTAGTCACCTGCATTATGGGTCTGTGGTTCGGTGCCGAAAGTACCTCTTTCGACATACATGAACCTGTCTTTCTTGGTCTTGGTATAGGTAACAATCTCCTTACCAATAAGCAGTCTACTTGCTTTGGGGAATCTCCTTGTATCTGGTACAAATATGATATTGTCATCTAGATCAACTGGAGCATCCAGGAATGCACCAACATCATTAATAGATGCGGTATCGACTTGATGTACTGCCTCAGTAATAACAGTAGCAGGCAGAATTGAAGTAATTTGCGTTGTAGTGTCAGTGACACTAGCAGTGCTTTCAATCTGCTTAATACCTGTGAATGGAATTGGATCCCTGATAATATCAATCTCAGCAGGTTGTATAACCTTGACACTGCTGCTGACAGACTTCTCGATACCAGTAAATGCAACCTCACTTTCATTAATGCTAGCGGGAGGCATTGAAGACATAGCCCCCGTTACTGCAGGAATTATCGTAACTTGCTGAGTAGTATCTAAGTTTCCAACTGCTGCACTCAGGTCAACGAAGATGAATAGAGATTCACCTGCCTCACCTGTTTGGGTGATTACAATTTCAGTATAAGTAGCAAGATACGTACCAGATCCTCTACCACTTTCTCCACCGCCTCCACTAGACGAGTTACGAGCACCTGGATCTGCTGGGAATGAAATTGGCGGAGAAATATCAAGAATAGATGTACTCTTAATAGTTCTAGTGTTACCCTTGATTCTGTCGAATCCTCTCGCAACACGAACTCTGGGTGGTTCTTCATAACCATAACCACCTTCAAGTAGAACCAGATCAATTACATTACCACCAGTAGCAATAACCTGTGCCTTAGCACCACCACCAGCATTTGTCGTTGGAATAAACTCAATGATAGGTGGAGTGAAATACTGATATGCAGAAGATTGAATGAGAATATCATTCTCAAAATATAGACTTAAATCTCTGCGGTTCCAGTTCAGTTTAGAGACAGAACCATTAGCGTCAAGTTCTGCAGTGATAGCAAGACCTTCACCTCTTACAATATCATTGTAATTGGTGGTTTTAATGTTTGCGTAGATGTCCTGAGATAAGAACTCATTCTTATTAAACTGTTTAGAATTAACCTTTTCGGGAAGATCTAAAATTTCTCTGTAATCTTTCTCGCCATCGATACGAATTAAATCGCCAGGACTTAAATTAGCATAGATGGAAGACCTGTTTAAGTATGCTTGATATCCTAGCTCAGTTCCTTTGATCCATGATGGAATATCTAGACCAAGTAGTGGATTTCCATCAGAATCAGAATCAAACTCAACCGATCTTATCTGTACAGGAATATTTCCAGGTCCAGGTAAGAATCCATTTTCAATCTGAAGTTCAATTACAGCACCTGTTTTTGGATCACTAAAGATAAAATCTAGATCATCAGATCCATATTTGAGATCAAAGAAATATGGAGTATTGATTACGAGAGTTAATGTTCTGTATGCTGTACCATCAATAACTTCGTCGTTAAATTCGGCACGTTTAATTTTGCCGAGAGTATCATCTTTTTGATTTAATTTTACATCATTACCTTTTCTATTAATAAACCAGTTTTCTAGATCGTTGAGATCGGAAGCAGCATTAGCATCAGAAAGGGCATTAGAAATCTTAATTGTTGCTTCAGCAAGGAAGGTATCAGGTTCATAGTCAAAGAAAGTTAGGGACTTTTCTTTATCTCTGCCATATAAAAGGATAACATCAACTTTTTGTGGATAGAATGTTCCATCCTCTTCTTCATGATAATTTAAAGGAGCATCGAATGTAATAGTTGGTCCTACAATATTGTAAGACTTACCAGGAATTTGTAGAACACCATCTACAAAGACAACAGCATATTCTGGAGCATCAACTTTAACAACATCATTAGTAACTTCGTCTCTAAGGAGGAATGGACCACCACCCTTATACTTGATAGTTTGCTCATCAATTACAAGACGAGTGTATGAACCTACACTATAGATAAAACACTTTTCAGCAATCTTAATATCATCATCACTTTCATACAATTCACCATGACTAATAGGTGGTTCGGTAAATTGAATTTGGTCAGTTCTATTTGGATCTACAGATCTAATAATTGCGTAGGAATTGCCGAAAGGTACTTCTTCATCCTTTCTTGCTCTTTGTAGAACACCATTCAAGGTAACAATTAACTTCTCATTGGGGAGAGTTTTGACAATGCCACCATCTTCATTGTATAGATCAAACAAGAATTTAATTCCATCAAATTGATCACTAATATCAGCAATCTTTCTGATGTATTGTTCGTTGAGATCATCATCCTTAAACTTAATGGACAAGCAGTAGAACTTCTGTGCTACAACTTCTTGTCCCTCCGCTATCCTAATTCCGAGAGGAGGTTCGGTAAAGATAATTTTATTACCTTGAACGGTAAAAGATTTTCCAGGTTCTTGCAATACACCATCTATAGTGATAATTAAACCATTTTCACTATATGGAGCGTATGCAGTTCCCTCTTTTGGATCTATTAACGTATAAATTGTGTCGCCATAGAGAACACCACTATCTTCATTGTAATCACCATTAAATGGTCTATCTAAGACCAGTTCTTTAGCAACAGTCTCTCCAGTGTCAAAAGTGTCAACAGAAACAGATCCAATTCCACGCTGGACATTTAAACCAGTTGAAAGGAGAACTGTTTGCTTAACAAATTTCTTAGTATCTACGACAGAGATATTTTTAGGTTCTAGATTAATGAAAGAGTGAGTTTCAATGACTCTAGATTCTTGAGGCATTCTGGTCTGTGCCTCAGATTCAACCATCATTTCACCAAACAGTTGGAATCCTGCTGGGTGAGTAGTTTCTCTAATTAAGTCTCTCCAAACTTCAATAGAAGTCTTGGACTTGACAACGTAAGAATAGTCCTGATAGAAGTAAGAATCTGCTAACTTCTGTGAGTTCTTACTGAGTTGACCTCTTTCAGAATTAAATCTACCAAGGTTATCTGAATATGTTCTGAGATCTGGTGTAAAATCAGTTACAATTTGCCTTACAATATTGGCAGTTTTACCATTGAAGTATCCTTGTATAGGTGTATTATTTCTAAAAACACCAACAACGTTTTCTAGTTTGAGAATATTGCTTCCAATTCTCCAACCATTCTTAGATACTCTACCTTTGGCAACAACTACACCATTGACAAACTGTTTGATTTCTTCTCCACTGTAGAATTCTGTAGATCCAAAATCTTTAAGTGCTAGTGCTAATGTAGAAGTAAATTCTGGTAAAGTAGTGTAGTCTGAAGTATATCCATAACCAGATCTGATAATTTTAGCATTCTTTGGAACACCGATATTATTACTGGTGAAGAACGCCGTTACATCAGATTCAAATACTTTAATTTCTGCAAAGGTATAGTCTTTGCCACCATTGCGAGTAATAATAGATTTAATCTTTCCATTTTCTAAAACACACTCAAATTTTGCTCCAACACCATCGCCATTTGTTACGAATGCAACTGGTTTGGAATAGTTTGATCCTTGGTTAATGACCCGAACTGATCCAATGCTGCCATTACTAGTATCGACAACTGCTTCCAATTCCGCAAGATAATCGTTTGTTGGTAGAATTCCTCTGCAAATAGGAAGATTTGTATAATTAGATCCAGTATCAATAATATTGAGTTTAGTGATGCTACCAACGGCAAAAGCACCAGATGTCGTGTAAGAAATTGACCCAGAACCATCGTATTGAGGAACCGAGTTTAATTCATACGCAAATCTATTGGCAGTAGAGTAAATGACTCTATGCTCTCCTGCAAGAGGATCTTGAATTACTTTTAGAGAAGCACCCTCTGTATTAACATCTTCGGATGCTTTAATGAAGTAATAGTAGTTGTTGAAATTTACGGGAACTTCATTTTCATATGTGTTTGTACTAATGTTGGGACCAAATCCCAATTTTAGAGAAACAAAAGATCCAGGTGTTCCAGGTAAATTGGTACTTACAGATTTTTCAGAAGTCAATAAATTATAATTGACACTGGCAGAGAAATCCAGGAACGTATTGTTCATGGAAGAATGACTGGTGTCAAAAATATACTTGTAATATTTTTGTACTTCAATCTGTGGATTTACTGTAAAATTAATATTATCTGTACTAAACTCAAGTTTGTATTGAGCAGGTTCAATTGATTTAATTTTTACAAACTTGGAAGGAGCATTTTGATCAAAGAAAATGCTACTTTGCAAGAAAGTAATTGGAGATGCAGTTGTATATGAAAATGCTGTAATTAGAGTCTTGGTTTCTCTATCGTATGATACAACATATGGTTTATTGATGTCTGCACCCAATGGTTGATAGTTAGCATCTAATTTATAGAAAGACTCTTCAATTTCAAGTGGTTGGTTATTAAAATGATCAACTGCTCTAGTATTATTTTCACCTCTTAAAACAGTTAAAGTATTATTTTGACGATCAACACCAGTTACGGTTACAATTTCTGTACCGATACGTAATTTATCGTTATTTGAAATATCTGTTGCAGATGATACATTAATGAGAATTTCATCTGCTGCAAATCCAACATGATCAACAGAAACTGTTAATCTTGCTGAAGAAGTGGTATCTACATTTCTGTTTAAGAAATTATCAGCAACTGTTAGTACATCTCCTCTTCTGTAACCAGATCCTTTTTCAGTTAATTCGATAAAACTTACACGACCAAATCCACCGCCAATATTATACACGGTAATATTTGCTCTGGCGTTGTTAGGATCTCCAGGTCTTCCAATATTAGTTCTTACTTTAGTCTGATCTTGGAAATATAGTTCGACTCCAGAGTATGTACCTTCTTGGTAACCAGCACCACTATTCATGATCACAAATCTACCAACACCAGTATCATTGATTCTGGAGTTGATCGCAATCGGTTCAATCTGGACAGTTTGATATAGACGTTTTCTTACATAGTAAGTAGTTGTTGTTAAATCATCATCTGGGAAGATGTTGACGTTAATTTTATCACCAGATCCTAAATTATGATTTTCGTTGGTTTGTATTAAACCAATATTATCTTTTACACTTACAATATCAATGTTCTCACTCAAGGAGTTTACGGAGATAACTTCTGACTTAGAAGTATTCTCAAGAACATTACTCTTTAAGGTATATCCACCATCATTAAAGAAGTCTCCCGAAGTAACTCTTATTTTAACAGAGTTTTGCTTAAATGTGCCATCTAATACAACACCAGAACCAAATGTCAGACCAGATTCATCATTTACTAAAGAGAGGATAGCACCTTCTGAATACGTAGCATCATTAGAAAGCAGTAAATTGACAACTCTAATTGTAGCAAAGATAGGTAGTGAAGGATCGAATTCTCCTTCAACTCTTCTGAGGACAACTCTATTATTGTTAACGACATCGCCAATTACTTCACCTTGAATGATCTCTCCTTCGATAGCTTGAATAACACGGTACTCACCATTGGGTGGTTCGAGAATAAGATCATTAACTACTTTTACATCGGGAGAACTTGACAACGTAAACGCACTAACAGTGCGAGTATCTGTAATCAGTTCGCTTTGAGTAATACCTTCACCTTGGTATACAGTATCTCCAGCAAAGAAATACGCCGAAGTTACTGTATCAATTACTACAGCATTGGTGCTTTCAGATTCTAACGCAATTACTTGCCTACCAGTAACTTCTGAAACTAATGCTTTAGCGCCAGATCCACCTGTATTAGTGTTGTCTACAAACACTTCTCCGCCAACAGAGAAATTTTCTACGGATTGATCTGCGTAAATGGAGTTAACATTGCCCTTAATAACATCAGCAATGGTTGCTAGAGTGTCTATGCCATTATCATCTAGAGTATCAGATCTCAGTCTTCGGACGTTCTTCGGAAGATCATCCTGAGTCATCTGGGAATTGTAGTTAGAATCTACTGGCAAAGAGTAAAAATTCTTACCAAGGATGTATGGAAACTTAGGATCTCCGCTAGAATCGATAGTTACGAAGTATGCGTAAGTTCCTTGTGGGTATTCTGGAGTGACGCAAAATCTACCGTTGTTTTCATCAAGTTCAGTTTTTCCACTATTAATGGTAGGAGTCCATTTCCAGTCATCAATAAAAGTACCTACTTCATATTGATTAATATCTGGACCGTTTGTTCGATTGTTTTGCAGAACATATCCACTATTCATCCTAACAATAGTCGATGTAGGATCTCCTGGTTCGGAATATCCATAAGGACCATAAATGGGATTACCATCATACGCCCAACCAATAATAGGTGAGTGTGTATGTGGTGCAGAATTTTCCGTAAGAACATTATTAATGTTATCGCCAAGTCTGTATCTAAGGTTTCCTGGGTTGGCGACTACCGCATAATGCTTACCTCTTCCGCTATACTCATCAAAAGTTAAACCATTATTATCATCCAACTCCGCTTGACGTAATTTGTAGCGATCTTTTATCCATCTTTTAACCTTTGCTTCCGCAAATGCCCCACTACCAACAGGGATAACATCTACAATTAGACTACCTCTGTCGTATAAACGTCCACCATTGATCTTTTTACAAGAAGCAAGACGCCCATCTGTGGTCAATACCGCCTCATATTCCGCAAACGAACCTTTTCCGAGCGCATCAAAAATTCTGATCTGCGGAGGAGACGAGTAATATTCTCCAGGTTCCGTAACAATAATGCTCGTAATCTCACCAGAGGTTACAATTGGTTTTACTTTTGCTCCTCTACCAGAAGTAATTGTGACATCAGGGTCGTTAGAGTATACATCTTTGATATCAACTCTAACACTTTGAACTACTTCTCCCGCCATAATGGCGGTTGCTTTATACGGTTCGTTATTAAGTAGTACGAAAGGTGGAGATTGATACCCAACACCCTTATTCTGTATGGTGAGAGTTTCAATTTTTCCACTAGAAATTTCTTCTTGATCTCTATAACCAACAGCAACCGAACCATCTAAGAAGATAGCAACATCTCTTCTGCTGGTTTCGTAAATTTCTGTGGTGTTAGAAGGATATTTTCTTACTAATTTTAAGAATTTACCATCTACTAAGTTAATAGGAGAAGACTCTTTTAATAGTGAATGGTGTGGATAACCACTAGAACAAATATAGAAATACTGGTCATCTTCATAGATTGCGGAAACATCGCTATTAAACTGACTGATTGCAGCGGATGCAAGAGGATTTAAAGGAGAAGATGCTATTCTGTAGTTCTCATTAACAAACCAATCAGAAGAATCAATAGCAGGGTGAATAGATTCAAATCCAGGTTTAGAAATTTGAACCTTATCTCCACTGTTAGAATAAGGATTGGGGGAACTTGGGTTGATGTTATAGACAAGACCCAGTGCTAACAGAGTAATAATGCCATTTTCTGTTTCTGCAGTAATCCTATCTCCACTATAGACTGGAGTACCTGCAATATGAGTAGTGTTTGGGTTTGATCTATCGGCAAGAATAAATTGAGTTACATTCTTGTCTTTGTATGTAAAATTCTCAGTATTGATAACAAATGTTCCAGGAATCCCTTCCCATCCCGCAGTAGAACCAACATCTACTCTATCATCAACACCTGAAGCAACTGTAAAATCAGTTTTTAGTGTGGTTTGAGCAGCAATTTGAAATCTTCCGTTTACAGAACTGGGAGACAAAATAATTTCAAATACATCATTAGAACCACCGTATCTAACTGCATCAACAACAGCAGACGCATAGTTATCTCCACTACGCTGTACAATTTTTCTACCAACTAAATTATCTGCTTGTCCAAAAAGAATTTTTGCTTTTAAACTGTAATTGCTAATCCAATCAGAAGTAGATGCTTTTAAAGTAAAGTCCTTTGGATTATATACCTCTGGAATATCTTCTTCGTCTTTCGCTACAATAGCGTTGAAGATAAACTTAATTGACTTATCAGTACCCTTAGACTTGTAAAAACTACTGATATTCTTAATCAGGGTTCTCTTGTCTACTTCACCCTTGAGATATTTCTCTGGGAAACCACCCAAATACTGGGATTCAAAGTTCTTGACTAAAGCATACAAGAACAGGTTACTAATGTTGTAAACTTCATTGTTTACATAATGTGGTTCTGCTTGTGTCGTAACGAAGTTGGATTCTCCATAAAGATCACCTAATGTAGTGTTTCCACTAACACCCCTACTAACTTCTAGAAATTCTGTGTCAGTTCTAGATTTATAGAAACAAATCTCGTTTCCAATTTTAATATATCCGTTCTCTTCTGGAAATGAGGTTGCATCCTCAACGACGATAGTGGTCGCTGCATCTTGAACAAATTCTGTAACTTTAGTATTTTGCTGTAGTAAATTCTTCTCGTAAAAGTTAATATCACGATATTTTGTAACATTCGCAATGATGTCTAGAGGTCCGCCTCTGTTTTCTAAATGCTCGTAATATTTTTCTACAAATTTAGAGAATTCCTGATATTCACTTGCGATGAAAGCAGGTAACTGACTCTCAATAAGAGTAGAAATATTCCTAGTCGTAACGGATGCCATTTAGATTACTCTTTGTATGCAGTGAACTTACTTTGGGACATATCAACGTCCAGATAAACCTCTCTTAAGGCATTGATGTCATTACTTAAAGGACGTACTCTAATCGAAATTTTATTATCTTCAAACGATCCTTTGATAATAGTCAAGTCAGTTAGGACAACTTCACCCTCATCATACTTCACATAACCAGCGTTATCATTCAACACTAGTTTTAAACCATTAAATTCATCTATTCTATATAGGACGATTCTGCCATCCCTATCTTCAAAATACACGGTGTAGTCTGGATACTCGGAGATTCTAAACCCAGTAGATTGTACTGTAGGTCCTTCACATGCTTCATAGAAAGCATTTTGAAAACAAACTTCATAATAAGTGTTGGAATTGATGAAAGGATAGAAATCTTTTCTCATTGTCACTGTAGTCTGGTTTGAATTGATTGATCTATCTGCATCATCAATTACACCAACAAATTTGCTGTATCTAAATTTACCATTAAATTTTTCAGTGTTAGAAGTCTCAATATATTCTTCAATAGAATTTCTAACTTTGCTTATAATTTCTTCTGGTAGCAGAGTAGTTTTTTGTCCATCAAAGAAAATTTTAGAAGTTAACTCAACATACAGGATAGATGGGTCGATAATATCTGCAATAACAGATCCGACCATATATTTCTTCAGTTCTGTCTTAATTTCGCTTTTAACGAAAGACGACAGTAAATCACTATTAGATGGTTTGATAACAATCTTTACTTTACCGTATTCAGGTGGTTGCTCTTGCTCACCACCATATGTGATGATATCTGCAACCGCAGGGTAGATATTTCTAACGATAGCAGCATAGTCCTGAGCGGTCACTGCACGGTTCTGTGTGCCATAGAAACGTGGAGCGTTATATTTGATCTTATCGATACCTTCAACCGCCTCTCCGCCCGTTGCAGGGGTCACTGAGGTGATTGTGGTGCTCAACTGGTAAGCGTTACCGTCTTTATCGTCAATTACGCCATTGAAAACGAAAGTTTTTGCTCCATTTGTCGCAGCACCGTTAGAAACAAGATACTGAACCTCGATAAACTGTCCGTTCTCTAGTTTCTTACCTAGAACACCATCACCAAAGAAAAGTTCGTAATTTTCATCTTCAATCTCATTAATGAAGTATGCATTACTCTGGGAGTTGATATCTAAGATATTTGCTGCTGGTTTAAAATACTCGAATGCAGTCGATCCTTGCTGTGGATATACCTTGACTCTCATTCTAGCAGTGTCTACACCCTGGTTCTGAATTAGGTAACGTGTAGATTTGAGTGCTGTGTTGATAACGTAAGAATTTGTAATAAGAGATCCTTCATAGACCTCAACGTTCTGGAAAGTCGCAACACCATTCGATACAGGAGCAGATATGTCGTCGATCAGGGTATACTGGTACAATGTGCCGTCAAAGACCGTTGTAAAGGCGCTACCTGCCCTTAGAACAGCAACGGAAGGTGCCGAAGCACTGAATATAGCATCGAAGGTTAGAATCGCCTTAGGGGCGCTTACAGACTTAGGTGTGTATCCTAGTTGCTTAGCGATTGAAACTACATTGTCTCTTAGACTTGCAGAGTCCAAGAACAACTCGTTAACAACTAGATTAGTGTTAAATGCTGTATAATAAGTGTTATAAGCAAGAACGTCCAGCAGGACACTCCAGGTAGATCCTTCAAAATCATAATCAGTGGAATCAGTCTGTGCCCTCAAGTAATCTTTGAGTGCTAACTTGATATCATCGAAATCTAAGTTTGAGACTTGTGCGTACGGCATTTATCGTGATCTCTCCAAGAAGAATTCTACGTTTAGTGGTAAATCATCACGACCAACAATTTCAAATTCGAGACTCACTTCAAAACCATTGTCATCATAGTTGGGGGCTACTCTTAGAGACTCGATACGAATTCTTGGTTCATACTCCTCTAATGTTCTAGTAATCTCCGCCTTGACTAACGCAGCAGTACCATAATCTAAGGGTTCAAATAGTAAATTGGTAATTCCAGACCCAATTTCAGAATTAAAAAATCTCTCCCCACGATTAGTCAATAATAAGTTGACAACCGCCTGCTTAATAGCAGCATCCCCCTTTACTACGACTAGATCGTCGGTAACGGGATGTGCCTTGAAAGTAATTGAGAGATCTTTAAAAGTCTGAAATTGTGGCACTGGACACAAAACGTTTCTTATTATTTAGTCCTCATTTTCCAACGTATCCATCGTCCCATTCTGCTTCACTAAGAAATTCATTCAATTTTTTGCTTTTTTGGCGTTCACTATGCAACCTCAACCAGCGGTCGCTCGCTGGTTGTGATATCAGAGTCATCCCCGCCTCGACAAAAGACTTACTTACATCCGTTGGACTATTCGCCATCTTTAACAATCCTCCTATGCATTTCGGTTGACCAATATTCGTAATACTCTGTTTTAGACAAAGTATTTCTTGCTCTTAATAGACCTTTACGTTCTTGACAGAGCATCAAATTTCCCTCGTTGAAATTCGTCTGAATTCCATTAATAAAAGTTGGATCGTCTTTGTGATCCTCAAGAAAGATATAATCCTTATATCTCCTATTTAATGCATTCCTCCAATCCACCAACTCCTCAAATGTTACATTGTTAGCAATCACAAAAATAGCGACATCAACCCCATCAATTGGAGTGACATCGCTAATCTCCGATTCTATCACCGTATATTTGGCAGTTGCTGCAAATGGGCAAATGCTAAATCCGCCCATCTTACGTTGTGGTTCGGTTAGTCTGCGAACCCACTCATCTACCTTGACCTCTATAAGGCTTCTTTGCTCCGTTCCTAGAAGATGCTGCATACTTCGTATGCTTTCCTTGACCCTGCCTAGACTTCTTTGGAGTAGACTCGATAAAAACACCATTTGCTGTGAGAGACGGACGCTTTGCCATAACTTCCTATTTATTGGGACTAGACCAGTATAACACGCAGAGAACGCTCTGTCAACCAATATGCAGGTTAGTATGCTGAAATGGTCCTACAATGGGTCTTGGAGTTCCACCAGATACTCTCTTCGCCTCATCTCCTTGCACTGCTGGCAGTTTGCCATTAATGAAAACTGTGGTATTCACCGTAGGAGTTACAACCCTAACGCCAGGTATGCAAGGTGCTGGAATCGATGGATTGATTTTCTGTCCATCCACCTGATCAGGGACCGACGTGGCATCGTAAGTCTCTAATGGACTTCCATTCACATAAACATTCGGAGACACGGTGGGAGAACCTCCAAGTGCCTTCGCAGGATATAAACAGTTTCCATCCGTGTCCGCAGTATCAACTGAGTCCTTGCCTATCAGAAAGGGCATTTAATCTTTCCTCCACCGTATCTAAGTATTCTGTGATGTTTTGATGTTCCCCGCCAGGGGGTTTGTACAATAGTTTCAGATTGTATAGCACGTTTTCAAGTGCTTCGATCCTCTCAATCAAGGAACTCTCGTTCGGGTTGCTCATTATTTGTCACCTTCTCTTGTTTTGTCATATTATCGTATTGCGTCAGTACGCTCATTTCGGGAACCATGCCAGAGGCATAGTAATCGACTGCTACGTCCTGCACAAGGTCTGCGAATTCATTGAAGTCATCGAATACTTGCTCTTTCAATGAACCATCTTTAGTTTTGTAAGTTACTCGGTTTTTCATTGCTCGACTTCTGGGGCGATTTTTTTCTGGGCGGATTTTTTTGAAATGGGGGACCCTATCGATATTTATCGAGCGTCTGGAAACGTTTATAGCTTAGAAAGACGGTACTTTTTTGGCATCGCTCGGGCTTAATAACAATTACAAACTAATCACGATTAACTGTGTTAATAATTAATTAGTGTTGTTTAATTATAATTACATAGTGCTGTTTAATACTTATTACTGAACATAAAAAAAGCGGTGTAAAGAATACACCGCTGCTATGTATTAGTAATACTTAGACGATTGTCTATAATTCAATAATACTAAGATCTCCAGATTTACGTGCTTTCGCTATTACTGAACCGATGCTAATTTCCTCGGAATTCCAGTTAGTTAAGATGGCACGAATGTGGGCGATAAACCTATTACTACCCCTGAAAATGTATTGCTTTTCAGGGTTGCCTTGGTAGGCAATAGTTACGTTGTTATGTAACACTGAGATGCAATAAATTGCAGAGGATTCGTCAACACTGAACTCACGAAAGAGCATTGATTCAGTGATATCGAAGGAGACAGACATTTGATGAAAAAAGTGTAAACAATTGGAGGGGGATTGCTCCCCCTATGTGATGCTAACCCTCAGACAGGGGTGTTAACATTTTGTGCCCAATTCTGTAAGCGAGCGTTACTTGCTTTATTGAAAACACGGTCACTATGCATCACCGTGCCACGGAAGATTACACGGTGACGATTTGCTGCTTTAGCGGCAGATTTGAGTGCATCACGACCCAATTTTCTGTCTGCTTTAG